CGCTTCGTCCGCAACTGTCTCAGAGAGTGGGCCAGGTATGAACAGGAGATAGTTTGTATGAGGGAAACCACCGAGCGCGAGATGCTCTGTTTCCCTCGGGATTCAAGGCTCTGTGTGAAGTGCTGGCCCGAGGGGCCGCCGCCGAGCTGGTCTTGGAACGACTACTCGGGAATTATTGATTCGGGCGACTATCAAATGCATGACCAACTAACACCGCACCGCGACGATATAGAATGGGTCCAAGCTGAAGCCAGGGAAATGAGCGCGTTGGGTTCGGACCAATGGACGGTTGAGGGGTTGTCTTGGAGGGGAAGACCGCCGCGAGCCAGGACTCTGAAAGTAAAACCGGGAATTTGGGCCAGAATCAAAGGTTTACTCTCATAATGCTTTGTCGTGAGATTTCCGGATTCCGGATTTGTTCGGCCCCAGGTCGCAAGCTCGCAGTAGGGCGAATGATTCATACCTACGTGTATGATTTCCAGAAAACCGCAAAATGGGCCTCCAAGTAGGGGGTAAACGCTCACGGTTCGTAGCCGCCGCCGAAATCGGGAAGATTCCGACCCAATAGAGCCTCAAGGAGGTCTATGCCGCCCCACAGAGGACCGCGCATAGCTGCTTCGCCCACAGTGGTGACTCGTCGTTCCCCTTCGGCGTAAAGGTCTTCAGCTGCGCGGCGTAGGATGGTGCCTTCCGCAACGGCGTGTTCTAGCTGCTCTCGGAAGTCCTCCACTAGGTTGATGCCTTCCTCTATCTTTGGCGGTATGTAGGTGAACCCTATCCATGCCGCAGCTGCGGACAGGATGAGTAGCATGGTAGTATTATCATTCACCAATCGGACAATCGGGTCCGCGACCTTGTTTATCTGATAGGCCATAGCCAGGTCGCGTATGATTTCGCGCTCTGACTCTTGAAATTCTATCCGATGGACTATCACCTGGTCGGGAAGTGCCTTAGGACACATCACAAATCCTCAAGAATCCCAAGAACAGTGACGACGAGGGCCGCCGCGCTAGCTGTGACGGTTGAAGCGGCCAGGCTGCAAGGGCCGGGGATGGGGCTATTATTCCAAGTGTTAGATTGAACGATGGTGAGGGGGGTGTTTACTGTCTGAGCTCCACCGTTTAGAGGATAGCACCAATTGATGCCGCCGGTATCAGCATCAACGGTCACATCATTCACAGCTTGAGAGGCGGGTATGAGGTTGATTCCGTATCGTTCGCCCGCGTCGCCGCCATAGTAGGAGACAGCTGAAACGATTAATTTCTTGCCCTCAGGGACCGAACCGATAATGAAATTCTTCTCTGCATCAGCTCCGGCGGGAACGGTCCCAATCCATTGAACACGCGTTCCCATGCTTTCACCGAAGCCCGCCACTCTTGAGAGAGCGCAGAATGGCGTCGTATCGCTTGCCGGTGATTAGCTCATAATCAGCCAGGACACGGGCCGACTTGCGTATAGATGCCTTTTCGCCCATCGTTGCCCGTTTTACTCGGGCCTTAGCTGATTTGCTCGCCTTCGCCATCAGGCATCAGTCCTGAAAACCATGCGGCTGTTGAGAGCTACCGGGATTCGGACGGGCGAGAAGGTTTGTGCGCAATCTCCGGCGCTTGCCGTGAATCCAATTGTCCCTACGGGGATTCCGGACCCATCAAGGACATACACCGGGGATTCTAGCTCCGCGTCATTGGCTCCGGGTGAAGCGAAAATATGGGTGATGGTGCGGCCCTGCAAAGTCAAGCCCAGGCTCTGGCCATCGAGGACCGATTTGAATTCATGTTCGCCAGCTCCGGCGGCCGTGACTGAAAAGCAATGATACTCTCCTGAGCTGCAAGCGACTGAGACAGCTGCGGTTCTTGTAGCGGCTGCGTTTACTAGCACCTGGATGCTGTCTCCGCTTGCTATCGCCTTAGGATAGGGTAGGGGTGCGGGAAGGTCGCAATTCCCGCCGCTAGTCCCTGCGCCGCCACCGATGGGAAGGGCGAGCTTAATCTTGCCCGCAGATTGAACGTATGCATACAGGAAATCGTTTTCACATTGAAGCCCGGCGCGTTGCGCGACGAAGCCCGGGTATTGCTGATTAGCGAAGGTTCCAAACACCTGGCTGGCTCCTGTAAAGTCGCCGTCCGTGTCGACCTGGTCTAAAGCTGCCTCAGTCGTGGCCGAATTGTGCAAAGGCACGATTGATTGACGAGAAGAAACTACGGAGCCGTAGCAATTGATGTTAGCCATTTTACATCCGCACTCCGGAACCGAGGACGGGCTTAACCAAATCTCTCGTAATCATAGCTAGTGGCTTTCGTAAAAGCCGTCTTCCGACGCGAAACGCAACCGAGGTGCCGAAGCCAGCTACGGCCATCGGGATTATATTGCTGGTGAAATTGCTGGTCATGGTGTCGATAGCCAGGGTCGGTTCGGTCATGAAATCCCCGAGCGAGATTTGGCCTTGTCCTTGAAGCGTCATCGAAGTAGTGCCGAGGCCCGCGTCATAAATTGAGCTCATGCCTAGATTGGTGTCGCCGGTCACGAAATCCCAGATACCCCCGCCTGTAATTCCAACGGATAAAATCTGACCGTAAGCCAGGGCTTCCAAACCGTTCAGGATGCTGAAGGTTTTACGTCGGCGTCGTGTTGCTTTCTTTCGTCGGGCCATGATATTCAAAGTAAACCGGGGCGTAAGCTCGGTAATAAAGGTTTTACTCGGATTTCTTGAATTCTCCGGTGGCTTCCCTCAGAATTTCGGTCGCGCCTGGCTGAACCCTCTGGGTGAGCATTGAAGCGATAGCTTGCTGAATAGGATTGGGGGGTTCAAACCCGCCGAGGCCTTCTTGGACTAAATTCTGTATGGTTGCAGCTAATTTGTGGTCTAATTCATTCATCGAGAGCTCGATAGCCCGACGGATTTCAACTAACCCCCTCAAGACCCCCAAAATACACAATAATCCGACTATATCTAAGACTAGGTTCCAATCCATGCCCCCAACCGACTCAACACGGTCCTAAAAGGTTCGTTTTCAGCCTGGAGGAGCTCTCTAGTAGTAGTATAGGTATAGTATATCCTATAATATATGTATAACAGAGTGTTAGTTATGTAGGTATTATAAGTGAACACGCTTAGGGCCACCTGATGACCCAACGCGCCACCTTGCTATACAAAGAAGCTGAAATACTCGGACATGGCGGTCCCTGCGGACCTATCGCCCTGTCTATCTTGACCGACCAGGCTTACCTTGACGCCGTGAAGCTCTGTGAAGACAGAGGCCACAACGCGACGAAGGGCAACGGGCTGAAGACAACAACCATGCTCGCTATCTTGCATGAGCTCGGGTATGCTATTGAAGACGTCACCGATGAAGCCAGGCAGCTAGGAGGCAAGACGATTCAGTCAGTGGGTTGGCTTCTCAGAGAAGGCAAGACCGACTTCTCAAAGGGCAAGCTCCTGATTCAGACACGTGACCACTTCGCAGCTATCAGGGACGGCATAATTCATGATTGGAGCTCGGGCCGAAAGATGCACGTCGTCCGCCTCTATCGCATCGGGGTGTTAGCTTGAGTGACCTGGCCGACCGCATTGACGAAATACGTCAGAACACCGTTATCGTGACGGACTTTACCCAAGAATTGCCGATGCTCGACGGTGAAGAAGCCGTTGCTGTCTGTCCTGAGTGTGAGGCTCTCGTTTGGATTGCCGACCCGGGTGATGACGGCGAGCTCTATCTTATGCGAATCTGTGAAGTCGAAACTGAGGACTGTGTGACCTGCTCAAGAGCCAGGGACGCCGTCCGTGACCCGGACGTCCAAGAGGCGGTTAATGCAAGCATCAAGGAGCTGTTAGATGATGACTGAACCGCCTATTTTTCTTGAGCTGTTCTCAGGCACTGAGACTATGTCCGACACTGCAAAAGAATTCGGTTTCAAAACCTTCAGTATAGACATTGATGAATCACTTTCACCTTCACTTTGCGCGGATATTCTCACCCTTGATTCACCGGCCATCATTGAACACTGTGGAGGGCGTCCTGATGTTATCTGGGCCTCTCCTGATTGCACTCAATTCAGCTACGCTCGCGGCTCCAAGAATGAGTTTTCAAAAGCCAGGCGTCATGAGGACTTGAGCGCGGACGTTGAACACGCTATCGAGCTCGTCGACCATACCCTCTTGCTTATCGCGGAGCTCCGCCCGAAGTATTGGTTTATGGAAAATCCGTTTCATGGAGCTCTCAAAGACCAAGTCGTAGTCCGAAATTATCCCTTCGTCGATGTGTATTACTGCGCGTATGATTGGCCGTTTCAGAAGAAGACCAGGCTCTGGGGCGCGTTCCCGCCAGCTTGGACGGCTAAGACGACTTGCTCTCACGGTCAGCACGATAACATCAAAGGCTACGGAAATGCTCGATTGCGCTCTGAAATCCCGGTTTTACTTTGTCGGGAAGTTTGCGCAGCTTGCATCATCGGTCAGATTTCAGGATGGCCCCAACGGTCGAGCCTGGAGGATTTCTGAATGCGGTTCTTCTGTAAATTCTGCGGGATTCATTGGGAATTAACCGAGTTTGATGAAATACAGCTGATTCAAGCGACTCAATGCTACATCACCGTCAAAGGGGTCAATCACTCCTTGAAGGCCGTCAGATTGCCCGGAAATATGCAAAATGGGGGTATAGAGCTTGAGTCGGAAGACTGAACAGAACATTACGACAGTTTCACTCCTTGAAACATGGGAAATCAAACAGAATATGATGCGTGAGGGGGGCAACTTCTCTCGCTTCGTCCGCAACTGTCTCAGAGAGTGGGCCAGGTATGAACAGGAGATAGTTTGTATGAGGGAAACCACCGAGCGCGAGATGCTCTGTTTCCCTCGGGATTCAAGGCTCTGTGTGAAGTGC